TGCTGTCGTTAGCAAGCTAAGGACGAGCAATAAAGGCTCTAAACTGCTGAGGAAAGGGATCCGAACATCAGGCGAGACTTTGGAAGAACTTATTAGCGAAAACGACGCGCAAGCATTGCTTGGCGAGCTTTACGAGGGAATCTAGTGGAAAGCCGTTATTTGAAGTTGAAAGAGATCAGAAAAGCTCTTTTAATAGCAGGCAAGGGGAAAGAGGCCCAAGACATTATGGAAGCAATGAATGAACTGGTCAGGAATGGGCTTGTTTCGGCAAAAGAAATAGAGGCAGCAGGCTACCTTTAAAAAAGGCATTACGCATACAGAACAGTTGGTTATTATCTAGACAGCTCCTGCGGGGCTATCTGTTAACACCTACTCATCTAATGCCAGAAGAACTGAACTCAAACCCAGCGGGTGAAGAGCTTCAACCTCCTGCGGAGGTAAACGTTCAAAAGTCTGAAGCTGATCGCGTTGCCTTACTTGAGGCAAAGAACCGGGAGGTAATCCTGGAAAAGCAACAGCAAGCAGACAAAACAGCAGCATTGGAACGTCAACTGCAGGAATTGCGAAGCGGGTATCAGAAGAAAGAGCAACAACGTCTTGTTAACTCTCAGGAGTTCGAGCAGCTCTGGACTGATGCCAAAAGCACGAATGCAAAGCTAGAGCAAGAGGTTGAACAACTTCGAGCCGAGGCAGAACGCAACGCGCAAGCAGCTCGCACCCAGCAGATAAAAGCCACGGCCCTAGCTGCATATCAGCAAGGCGGTGTGCATTCTCCCGAGCATTTATACGGCCTAATGGCTGACAGCTTGAGAATGGACGACGACGGGAAGATCGTTTCGCTGTACGGGGGCGTTCAGACGGATCTATCAACCCACGTTGAACAATTAAAAGCTCAGTCATCTGGGTACGACTATTTCTTCGCGGGAAGTGGCGCAAGAGGTTCAGGGGCTAACGGGTCGGTTCCATCTTCTACAGCTGGCACTAAATCGCTCAGTGCAATGAACTTCACTGAACGTTTGGCGTTGGAGGTAGAGCAACCTGAGCTTTATGAACGCTTGAAGGCGCAAGAAGGCTCCTGATAAATCTCTCATTAGGAAACTACAATGTCCGCTTATCCCGGCAACTACGGCACAGCACCAAACGCATCAGTTTTTACTGGTGACATTGGATCTGCAACAAGGCTGGCCACTAGCGCCCAGTTTCAGCGGTATCTGACTGATGAAGTCTTTTTCCGTTCTGCCTTTGTGCAATCTGGAGTGTTAGGACTTGACGCCCGTCTTAATGGCGTGGGTGGAGTTAAGGCAGAAATCCCATTTTTCAAGCCTCTAAACTTCACTGAGGAGTCAGTTAACAGTTCAGCGACCTGGGGAACTGGCGGCGCTGGTGCTTATCAAACGCAAAAAACAACCGCCGGGACACAATACGGCGTTTGGACAACTCGCGGTGCTGCATTTGCTGCTGATGACCTTAGCCAAGTGCAAGTTGGTGAGGATGCCCTGGGTAACATCCGCAGTCAATTGGCTGCTGATATTGCTACAAAGCAAACCACCAAACTGCTGTCTTGTTTGACAGGTATCTTCGGCACTGCCCTTGCTGGCAATGCTGTAGACGTATCAGTAGCAACTGCAGGCTCTCAAACTGATGCAAATTATCTGAACGTTTCTAACGTAACCAAAGCAAAATTCAAGCTTGGTGAACGTGCAACGTCAGTTAACACCATTGCAATGCATTCGCTTGTAGCTGCAAGGCTGCAGGAGATCGGCATGTTGACCTTTAGCGCTCCTGCTGGAGTCCTGACAGGTTCAACAATCGCATTCGGTGGCGGTGGCGTTGGTGTGTCTTCGGCAGAGGTAGGAACGTTCGCAGGGTTGTCGGTAATTGTCGATGATTCCTTGCCAATCGTTGGTGCTTCTGGTGAGAACCAACAGTTTGTTTGCTATCTGTTTGGCACTGGCGCCGTTAAGACTGGTTCTCAGTTTGGCATGGAAATTGAGACCGAAAGGAATATACTTAGCCGCCAGAATATTATGACAGTTACTTACAACAACTGCATGCATATTCCTGGAGTTTCTTGGACGAGTGGCGTCACTGACCCAACCAACACACAGCTGGCAACAGCTGGTAACTGGGGCTTTGTTTATGACGATCTTCGGACCATCCCTGTGGTTCAACTGACAGTGAACAGCCCTTACGGCACCACTGTTGCTTGATCGTTGACGATACGCCTCTTTAGGCGTACCATTAAAAAGTCGAGTGGAAGACATCAGGCCCGCCCTTTGACAAGGCGGGCTTTTTGTTGGCAATTCAGATCATTAAAATGAAGACATCACCGCTCATTACTCTCGATGGTGGGCTTGGTTGAAATTCACAGCTACAAGTCAGGCGGTTTTTATCTCTGGCATGTTCCTGTAAAAGACGCCAAGCGCAAACAGAAAGAATTATGGGCTGACGGTTACGTTGTCACATTTACGAAGGTTCTATAAATGGCGATTGATTCGGTTTTAGGCTCAGACACTGCTAACAGCTACATCTCAGCAACCCAAGCTGACACGTATTTTGCCGACACTTTTAACAACGCTCGATGGTCAGCGGTAAGTACGGCTAACAAAGAGATTGGCCTGATTACGGCAACAGCTGCGCTGCAAGCGTTGAATTGGAACGGCACGAAATGCACGCCTAGCACTACAGACGCAAGCAAGGCGCAAAGCTTATCTTGGCCGCGATCTGGCAAAACGGTAAGAGGCATCAAGTGGTCTTGTGCTGCAATGCCGTCGCCAATTATTGAAGCAACTGCAATGTTGGCTCTTGAGTTAGCAGAAGATCCGACAGCGATAACAGGGACAGGCGCAAAAGATAACCCGACCGGTGCAGTTCAGTCGCAAGAGCTAGGAGCATTAAAACAGAGCTTTTACGACATCAAGAGCAATACAGGCAACAGCACAAAAGTATCGCCAGGTGCGCCGTTAGTCCTGCAGCGGTTTCCATTCCTGATCGATCTGTTAAACGGTTATTTCATTGATGCCACAACTAGCGCTGGCCGCATTGTTACTAGGGTGCTGTCCTAATGGCGTTTCAAGATTCCTTCGCTAGACCACTAGCCAAAACGCTAGTGAATCGGTTCCGCGTTAATTCCTTGAGTTATGTACGTGAAAGCGTACCGACTTATAACCCGGCTACTGGCACTGCAACATCGTCTGAGACGGTTTATACGCAAGCAGGCGCCGTAGAAATGAGCAAGAACATAGAAGGTGGCGGGGTGGCAGGCAGTCAAGAGTTGAACGCCTGGATTTGCTTGGCCGATATTGGTGACCAGATCCCAACGACAAGAGACCATCTGGTTTACCTAGGCAAGACATGGAAAATTATCAGCATTGATCCATTGTTTTCAGGCGATCAGCTTTACGCCTGCCGGGTAACGGGGGCCCATTCCTAATGGCTAAAAAGTTTCGCGGGCCAGAAATTATTAAGCAGATTGATGAGGCGCTAGATAAAGGCATGGCCCGTTTTGTGATTCTTACGCAGAGCAAGCTGTCAAAAAACTCGCCTGTTGATACGGGCCGGATGGCTAGTTCATGGTTTATCGGCCAAGGAGTGCCGAACCGCGATACACCAGCACCACAAGGAACATCATCAACTTACAAGAATGGCGTCAAGGTAAAACAAGGTGTAGCAGGACCAATAAGCACAACCAAGCCAAGCCAGAAAATCACAATGGAATCAGACGCTTACATCAGCTCAAATCTGGATTATTCAGAGCGGGTTTGCTTTGATCCAAAGTATTCCAAAGGCGGTAGAGGTGGCTCAGGATGGTTTACCAAAATTGCAAACAACCTAGACAAGGATGCTGAAAAAGCATTCAGCTACTTTTTGAGGCAAGTCAAATGAGCTTTCAAACTATCAGGGCAATAATCGAAACCCGCATTAATGACGCATATCAAGCTTTAGCAGTTCCGGTGCCTGTCATGTTTGATGCGGTACAAGAAGAGCCACCAGGAACGGAGTATGTGGCACTTTCCATTGAGTACACATCGACATCAGAACCTATTCTCAACCCGTTAGAAAGCGGCATTGAGGTAATACGCGGCAACATCCAGCTTGCAATTTATACGCCAAGAGGCGCCGGTATGGGTCGCCTTGAAGCCTTATCTTCAACAGGGCTCATTGTGCTAAATAGCCTTAAGTCTTGGGACTTGCCAGATCCAGATGGGATCAAATGCCAAGTTGGAACAACATTAGGGCCAATAAATGTTTTAAGCGGTAACGACCCATTAGCTCTATCAAACGTTTCAGCGCCATTCTTGGCTTACGCCTAAGCAGCAGAAATAGAATAAAAACATCTCTGCCCCCGGAGAAACGCCCCCTCTGTTGTTTTTTCGAGGTTTCAAATGCCAATTCAGTGCAGCGCATCAGCGCTAACAGGGCAAACAGGCTCGGTGTACTACCAACCAGCTGGCACTGATTATTGCTTAAGTGATTTTTCAGATTTTCCTGCTGGAAATGACATCAAAGTACCAGTTGAAAGCGATTATCAAATTGGTGATCCTGTCACTTTTACTGTTACAGGCACTGCTAGTTTGGATAGTTCATTAACGGCTGGCACAACCTACTATGTGGTTGCGTTAAGTTCTGGAAACATCCAAGTCGCTACAGCGTCCGGCGGTTCAGCAGTGACCCTTGCTGGCGATGGCGGAACAGGTTCGGCTAATACTGCTGGCAGTGGCAATCACATCAATGTGGCCTATGCCGAATGGGCTGCGATCGCGTCAGTTAATAACTGGTCACTCTCAATTGAGCGTGAGCAACTTGACGTGACGACACTCCCAGAGGGCGTCAGCGGTGGTTCAAAGTTCGCTCCAAGCCGATCATTTGTCCCAGGATATGCAACCTATTCAGGTTCGATGTCTCTGTATTTCAGCGACAATCCTGGGCTTGGGGCAAGGCTGCAAAGCAACATCATGCTGAAAAGCCAAGCAGGTGCAAAGGTACGGTTGTTTAATAACACCGTTTCTGATGGTGCTGCTACTCCTGCACCTGATCTTGCTGCTTCATCTTGGGTTGAAGGTGACATCACGATGACATCACTGTCATTTGAAGTGAATCCTGACGATCCGCAAAGTGGTGAAGTCGAGTTTACGCTTGAAAACCTGAAGCAGCTGTTTACAACATCGCTGGTCTGATTGAACAGGTTAACAATGGCCTCGCCTTTTATTGGGCGGGGCTTTTTTGTGTCCTTACGATGGTTAGGTCGCCACATGGTGGCGGCAGGTGCATGGGGAGGGTTTGCCGCTACTTACCCTCCTTGGCATCTGTGAGCTATTCTGCCTCTGTAGCGGTAATTAATCTCATGCGTCAAATTGACAGGCTGTTAGCCCATGCAGGCCAGAACAATGCACTGACAAGATGTGAATGCATCATGGAAGACGGAACTGATTTCAGTTTCTACACAAAAGAGCTGACATCGGCGCAGATTAACGAAGCGCAAAAGCCAAATAAAAAGGGCGATGAAATAACGCAACTTGAATCATCGGTCAAACTATTTGTTTTGCGTGCATTAGATCAGAACGGGATGAGGCAATATGCCTTGGCTGACATCCCATTTTTAATGGACCTACCTATTGAAAAATTAAACAAGGTGGTAGGCGCAATGAACAGTACAGATGATGAGGGCGTTGAAATTGCAGAAGCAGGAGAACCACTCGATATGAAAAGTTCTAAAAAAGCAGCTAAAGACTGAAAACCACCTGTTAGCTGAACTGCATATTGCAAAAGAGCTGGGGATGACTCTGACTCAGCTTCGCGAGGGAATGACTATTGAAGAGATCTGGTTGTGGATGGCTTATTTCGGTCTTATGAACGATGAGCAAGAAGCTGCAATGAAGAAGGCGCAAAAGGGGCGCCGATAGAATGAAGCCATAGGTAAGGAATAGGAATGGCTTCAGCCCCAGGCGATATTCCTATTAAGGTCCAAGGCTTATCAGAGCTGCAGAAAGTTACGGCGCGGATGGAGGCGCTAGAGAAAGAAGTCACGAGAATCCAGAAGTCTGCACCTAAAGCAGCAAACGGAATTCGTAAGATTGGGCCAGCATCAAAAGGTGCAGCGGTTGGTGTTAAAGGTTTAGGCGTTGCATTTAAAGCAGCATTGGGTCCAATCGGTGCTGCACTAGGCGCGATCAGTGGATTGACCGCAGCGTTTGGGATCTTAAAAGGCCAGGATTTTGCGGAAGCTAAATTCGAGAGCTTAGGCGGTAATGCTGAGCAATTAGTCGTTAATCTTCGGTCCGTTAGTAATGAGCTGCAAGGACAGAGGAGCGTTGCTGAATTAACGGGAGCTGCTTACGACGTTGCATCAGCTGGTTTCTCTTCTGCGGCTGAGGCGTCACTGGTATTGAAGGCTGCTAGCCAAGGCGCAACGGGTGGATTTTCTGATCTGAACACTGTTGGTAATGCAACGACCAGTGTTTTGAATGCTTATAAGTTAAGCGCAGCAGATGCAACTAGGGTTGTTGATCAATTTATTCAGACGCAAAACGATGGCAAGATTGTTGTTGCGGAGTATGCAGCAAACATTGGTAAGGTCGCCAGTGCTGCAGCAGGGTTAGGGATCCCATTGTCTGAAGTTAATGCTGTCATTGCACAGTCAACAGCTGCAGGCGTACAGGCTGAGGTTGCGTTTACTGGACTGAAGGGTGCATTAGCTAGGTTGGCTACAGGTGAAGCGACAAAGGCGATTTCAGAGACAGGCATCAAGATTGATGCAGCAAGCCTGAAGAGTGATGGGCTTTATAAGACGCTGAAGAAGCTTGAAGGTTTAGATACTGGTCAGATCTTTGCGGCGTTAGGTACTGAAGCAGGCCCAGCATTGTTGCCTGTGATCCAGAACCTTGAGAAATATAAGGAGCTATTAGAAAACCAAGTAAATGCAAATGGTGTCGCAGCTCAGGCAGCAGCTACAGCATCAGGCACGATTGAAGGGGCATGGAAGCGTGTCACGGTTGCTCTTGAAAACTTATTCGCTGATCAATCAGAGCTTGGTCAGATTATTCGTTTCACCTTGTTGGCAGCAGCAGCAACGGTTGAAATTTTAGCGGCAGCGTTCAAAGTAGTAATTGCCCCGATCAGAGCATTAATCAATGTAATCGGTGGCATTGCGAAAGCAATGGGTGTGATCACTGATGGAGAAAAACAGCTGAACGACTTCACCGCAGTGTGGTTTCAAGTGTTGGACGCTGTGACGTTAGTCGCGGATGTGATTGTTGATAGTGGAACGCGATGGGGCAATTTCCTTGGGGGCTTGATTACTCAAGTTGCCGGATGGTTCCAAGGGCTATGGGGTGGAATTAGCGAAGGTGTTGGCGGTGTTGTCCCAGCAATTACAGGAGCATTTTCGCAAGCATTTAACATTGTCAGCGAGATAATTTCAAACTTCTGGAACAGCCTGCCTGAATGGCTACGTGGTGCGTTGAGCACAGCTGGCAGCGTTGTTGGCGGGATTACGAAAGCTGTTACCGGCGCACTTGACAAGGTAGGGAACGAGATCGAATTTGCCGTTAAGAATGCAAAAGGAGCAGCAGGTTCACTATTTGCTGGTGGCACTAAACCAACCGCTGCAGCGGTTGGTACTCCTACTGGCGGTGGCTCATCAGGCGGTGGCGGTGGTGGTGGTGTAGACAAAGCAGCGCAAGAAGCAGAACGCGCAGCAAAAGCAGCCGCAAAGCAATTAAAAGCAGCGCAAGATTTGGTCTTTGCTTCTGAAAATAATTTACGCCTGTCGAAAGAGATGAGCGAACTAGACAAAATTTCAGAAGAAGCGGCGGTTAAGAGACTAGAGATCGAAAAGGAATATGGCGAGAAGTTAGAGGCATCTAAATCAGCAGCAGAAACAGCGTTGCTACAGATCGCTCAAACCAATGAGCTAAAGGCAAGTGAGCTTGAGAAAGAGCAGGCGTTGAAAGAACTGCGTGAAGGCGCTGTTGAATCCATCGACGAAGAGATTGCAGCGTTAACAGCAAAGATTGCAGGGAAAGAAAAAGAATATGAGATCACCAAGAAAATCAAAGAACTAGAAGCTGCGGGTGTCCCAAATGCAGCGGGGAAAGTCAATCAGCTTTATGCGTTGCGGGATCAAGCAGAAGCTGCAGATGAGCTAAAGGCAAACTATGAAAGCCTTGCGGGTTCAATCTCTGGTGAGCTAACCGGAGCGTTTAAGTCAATCATTGACGGCAGCAAATCGGCTGAAGAAGCATTGACTGATGCGTTCGCTGGGATTGCTGATGCGTTCCTGAATATGGCAATGAAGATGATTCAAGAATGGCTTGTGATGCAAGCGTTAGGCATTTTGATGCCAGGGCCAAAGGGTGCAGCGCCTGGTGGTGGCCCCCTGTTTGGGGCTGGATTAAACACAGGGCTCCCGTTGTTTGGAAGTTATGCCGGTGGCGGATATACCGGAGACGGTCCACGCTCGGGAGGCGTTGACGGGAAAGGAGGATTCCCGGCGATTTTGCATAGCAACGAAACTGTTATTGATCACTTTGATGCTGCACGCGGTGCAATGGGTGGCGGGGGCGGATCGTCCGAAGCCTTCAGTGAAAATGCTGATGCTCTTGCCGTCAGCAACAGTTACACCCGCGAGCGCGTAATGGAGAAAGAGCGCAGTGAACGGTCAACTAGCAGCGGCACAATGTTAATAGAAACGCAGGTGATTAACAACCAAGAGTTTGCAACTGTCGAACAGGTAGAAAAAGCAGCTGCAGCTAGCGCCCAGAAAGCACGAGCACAAGTGTTCTCTGACATGCGCAACCGACCTGCAACCCGTCGTTTAGTAGGTATGAGCTGATGCTTGCAATAGGAACTTTTGCTGCCTTTAACGACTTCGTATTTCTGCAGAACTTTTTTCAAGGTGAGACCCGCACCTATGAAGGGATGCAATACAACTTTGCTTCGTTCGGCTATAGCGGTAACACAACAGATCTGCAGGCAGGCAACATCAACGCTTCTCTTGTTTTCAGCATGAACGAACTCGTGTTGAACATGGCAACAGAAGCTGCAGACAACCGCTGGATCGTCAATGTCCAAACAGTATGGCTCGATCCAGAAACTTTGCTAGAGCAAGCAAATTACACAACCGACGTATTCATGATCACCGGGTTTGAGCATGATCACCAGAGACTTAACATGACATTGAGCAGCCCATTAGATGCTATTAGCGGTGACGCTCCCCGCCGCCGATTAACCGAGTCTCTAGTCGGCGCACTTCCATCAACCGGGCAGGTTCAACTGATCTGATGCTTTCACCAAACAAACAGATCGTGTTACTTCCACAAGATCGGGAGATTATTGACATCACAGGGATGTCTGAGGAGCAATACCGCTGGTTCGTTAGGCAGTGCATTCTCTACAGCAAGCCCAAACCAGGCGAACCTGTTGCTTTTGAGCCCATCACGTTTGCGATCACGCTCATCGTTGGCGCGTTGCTTAGTGCTGCATCTGCTCTGCTTGCACCAAAGCAAACAACTGATGAGCGCACACCAGCGGAGGAGTCAAAGACCGAAGGTCAGGACATCATCAGGCGCGACAGGTTTGCGCCTAAGTCTGGATTCGATTCATTCCAGAACGTTGTTGATGTTGGCTCTGTCATCCCTGGTGTGAACGCCAAGCGCGAAATCGTTGATGGCAAGCAGTACGGCGGCATTCGCCTAAATACAAACCTGGTGTTCTCGCAGCTGCTGAGTGTTGGCGGCGGGCAAATGTTCCGTGGCATCTTCATGGTGGGGGAAGGAGCCCCCGACCTGCTGTTCGAACAGACCGCTTTCGGCAACAACATCCTCGGCAGCTATGACCTGGGACGCAACTTGCAAGCTGGTCGTCTGACCATGTATTACGCCCCCAGCGGTGGGCGCATCACTTCTAATGAATACATTCTCGGAGTTATACCAGCAAACGATGTTGGCAACAAAGCTAACAATGATGTCTATTCCGTAGAAGGAGCAAACAACCAACTGGGTCCAGACTTCTGTCAGACGTTGCAGCCCAGCAACCAAAGACAGTTTGGTTTATACAGCCACATTGGCAACAACATGGGCTACAAGATCGGCGAAGACTTTCGACCTAGGACGCAATGGCAAGCCAGATCAGACGGCGAATACGAACGCCAGATGGACAACCAAAGGCTGGCGCTAGGGCAAAAACAATCCATAACATTCACCACCCGCGCTGGTATCACTGGAGCGTCAGACACAGTAACTTCAGTCAGTGTTGGCGATGTGTTGGACTACCTAATTGATCGCTCTAGTGAAGGCGATCGTGTATTTACGCAAAGTGGCAACGCAGCGGGTGGGCAACAACCTGCCGAACTAAACAACTCAGACGTTGGCAGTTCAGTTTCATCGTTGCAGCGAACCTATGACGAAGACATTAACGTTGGGGATTTGTATCGTATTGGCTCAGCCTTAGCGATTTGTACAGAGAGAACAACAGACCCGTTTGTTAGTGATTTTGACGTAACAGGAAACGGCACATCTGTAGTAGCAAAATTTCAAGTTACCCAGTCTGGCGTTATAAATACGTGGACGACTGCCACGCTTACCCCATCCGCAAGTGCAGAGAAACAAGGCGCATTAGCAACGCAAGCGGCTCAGATATTTAAAATCGCCATCGGTTCATTTTCTATTGAAAGACCAGCCCGCGTAATCGAAGTTGGCATCAAAAGCACTGTTGGAATAAAGGCAAACGGGTTGATTAACTTTAACTCGCTTAAGACAGAAGAGGATTACGACGGAACCTTATGCCCAGATGACAGCTATCAAGCTTATGTTGATGCCGAATATTGCGGCGGGCAAGATGACGGTATTCCCCAGCTTGAGTCTTATCGCAGCGAGATTTCACCTGGAACGTACTCATCAGCAGAAAACCGGTATAGCTTTTTTCGCATCTCTTACCGTGACATCGACGCAACCAATTATGTAGAACTATCAAACCTTTACGGCATCCGCAGCCAAACCAGCAGCGCAGTTTTCAATTACTTTCGCCTTGAATTTCCTAGCCCCAAACGCCGCGACATCCGCTTAACACCGGTTTCAGGCTGGGAGATACGAAACAACTATGCCACTGGTGATCTGTATGTTCTAGACGCTCACACCCAAAGACAAGCACAAGTAACAGAAAATGGCGTAACGGTATTTCTTACTGGTGTGCAGGTGTCCCGAAACAGCGCCACATTTAGCGTCAAGGCGTTTTTACCCAATAGCGCCAACTCAATAGAGCAACTGGGGCGTGCAACACCTGATGACAGTGACAGTTATGTAGACAGCTATGCTCAGCTGGCTGAAACTTTTATCTATTCAGAGATTGCATCATCAGCAGAACAGCCTGAGCACAGCATTAGTTACGTCAACATTGTCAACGAAAATACTGTCACCCCGGAATACGACGACATTGCAATCCTCGGCCTAAACATCCGAAGCAGCAAAGAACTCACATCTCTTGATCAACTTAGTGTCTATGTAAACGAGGGCGTCATCGCTTCCCATAATTTTGCTGATGTCTTTTACGACCTGTTGACAAACAAGCGTTATGGCGTCGGAGACATTTTCAATCCTGCTCAGATTGACAAAGCTAGTTTTGACTCTGCCGCTGAGTTCACCCGCTCAAGGAAATACTTTTTCGATGGAGCAATCTCAGACAAAATCAACATCCGCAGCTGGGGCGCAGACAGAGCAATGGATTTCTTGCTTGACCTAGGCGTTAGTGGTGGCCGGTTCACGCTTAGCCCAGCATTGACCTTTGATAAACCAGAAACAGTTGTTGCACTATTTACGGCAGGCAACATCATCCAGGATTCGTTCCAGATGATTTACTACGAAACGCAAGCAAGAACTGACCCCAAAATTACCGTGCGCTGGCGTGAGGAACGGCTGCAGAACAGCGTCACTGATCGCGGGTT